GAGATCTCGGCGAGCGTCTTGATGTCGAACTGATTGGCGAGCACTTCAGCCACCAGCACGACGACATCACGCGCGAAACGCTGCACCTCGGCTTGCATATCCACCAGGCGGATCGATGCCCAATTGGATTTGATCTTCTGCGCGCCGTAGGTCTCGTCAGGATCGGTCGACCCGCGAATGATGTCGGCCATGCCGGTGATCTCGTACAAGTCCTGCTTGACCTTCTCGCGCGTCTCGTAGAGCGATTGGAGCGTCTCGGCGATCTCCTTCATCGGGATGAACGCGATGGCGCCCAGAATGCCGCCCTTCTCCGCGAATGCCGCCCATGAATCGACCGGCACAAGCCGGTTGTCATAGCCGCCCGCAAGGATCTGCGCGAGCCCCGGCACGCTCGAATCGTAGACTCCGGCCACGCGCAGCGCATCCGACAGCAGCTTGCAACGCGAGGTCAGATCGTCGAGCGAATTCGCCTGATCCTGATACATCGCATAGTCAGGAACCGGGATGACGGTATCGTTCGCGTGGTTCGGCAGCATCGGACGCGGGCATGGGAAGAAGTCTTCGAGCCCGAGCATGTCGTCCCGCTCATCGAGGCATTCGAACATCATGCCCTTCGAGAGCCAATAGACCTTCTTCGTCGTCTTGTCCCAGATCTCGTAGATGCGCGCCTTCTGCTGGTACTCGGTGACCTCCTGCCCTTTCAGATCCTCGGGCTTGTAGTCGAGCGGCACGCGCTTGCCCTTCTCGGCGCCGAAGCGCTTGACCAGCTCGTCGCGCGTCAGATAGCAGATGCGCCACACGGCACGCACTTCCTGCCATGTGCGGGCGATCGTATGGCCGAAGTCCGACCAGTGGACATAATCGATGTCGATCTCTTCATATTCCACGTCGACTATCGCTTCACCGCTCGATGCGGTCTGCGGAACGTCCGGCGCTTCATTAGCGTCGGCGTCGTCGTCGATCTCCGGACCTTCATTGCCGAGCATGCCGTCCCCGCCCTCGGCGAAGTGCGGCACGTAGCGAATCCAGACCGTGCCGCGACCGGGAAGCAGGCGATCGGTTACGCACTGACGCGCGGTGAGGAAGAAATCCTCCTTGTCGAGCGTAAAGCTCGTGGCGCGCTCCAGCACCTGACACGTCACGCGGCCCACCGGATCGGCATCGAGAAAGCGCCGCTGAAAGTCCGGCTTCGGATTCTTCGAGTAGAGCGCCGGGAGCAGCGTCTGGATATTCGACCAGAGCACGTTATAGCGGCTCTCCTTGCCCTCGCGCGCGTTCCGCTCGTCTTTGTACCGGCGCAGGATCTTCTTCGATTTGGTCTCCCATGCATCAGCCTTGGATTCGTATAGCTCGATCTCCTTGATCCACCGGACGACGGTGTTATCGGTGGAGAGAGCAGTGTCGCCCTGCGCGCGAGCTTCGCTCATGGTATTAGCCCGAGATGAAGCCGACAGTGGCCGAGACGGTGCCGCTGATGACGACGTTCAAACCCTGTGCGAAAGCGAACGGCATTGGATAGAACTGGCCCGCAACCGGGGTAAAGGGGGCGACGATTGTCGTGGCAGTGCCATTGCCCGGATCGTCATAGACTGCAATCGTCGGCGTTGTGCTGGCCGCGCTCACGAAGATCCCGCCCATGATGCCGTCGATCGCGCAGACGTTGGTCGAGATGCTGATGTTGTGATAGGTGAAACCTGCTGTGTTGTGGTTCATGATGCTCTCCTTAGCGAACGCGGCGGGCGCGCAGAAAACCTGATGCGGTACAGGTACTCACGGCGAAATTTGCATCGGCAATGAGAAACACTGTAGTTGTCGATGCGAGGCTAATCCGCACAGTGGGGCTGGTTATCGAAGGCTGTCCCGATCCGGCAGCATATGTGGACACTTGAGCGGAAAAGGTGCCATTCGCGCCAAGAGTCGCTGAAGTAGTCGAGATACCCGAAATAAATGCAATCGCCGTGGTCGAACCAGCAGGTACATAGACTACAGTCCCTTGAATATCCCAATCGCCCGCCGTCAAAGAGACGCTTGAGACGTTAGCGGGAACGATAGTGGTCAATGAAACCGCTGACAGGTTTGTCGGTGTCGGAAACTCACCGATACTGCCAGCCTGCGCATTATCGTTCGTCGCCGTGCCTTTGATGCCGACTGTGCTCGATGGCGAGACCAGGCCAGTCGCCGAGAGCGTGGTGAATGCCCCCGTGTTAGGCGTCGTGGCGCCAACCGACGTGCTGTTGATGGTGCCGCCTGAAATCGTCGGTGTTCCGATCGTCGGCGATGTGCCGAAGACCAGGACACCAGAGCCCGTCTCATCGCTTATGACGCCGGCCAGTTGCGTGCTCGTCGTCGCGGCGAATTGCGCCAACGTTCCGGTCGTCGTCGCCGAGTTCGCATAGCACGTGAAGCCGGTCCCACTCGTGTATTGCAGAGCGCTGGTCGAAGTCGAGCAGCTCGGCATGACGAACGCTGTCGGCGATGCGCTCGATCCGGTGAAGTTAGAAACGACCGTGTTCGCCGCGATTGGCGCGAGAAGCTGAATCGGGTTCAGCGTCGTGGCGATCGCACTCGCCGAAAATGCCAGCGCAGTGATAAAGGGGAGTAAGCGTTTGAACATGGCGGGCGTCCTTATGAAAGTTGCTCGACAACGAAATTAACCGTATAGGTCGGATTGGTCGTGACCCCTGAGAAGTCAACCTCATATGAAATATTTGTTCCGGCTGCGGCAAAAATAACTTGTGAAAACGGCGAAAAACCTCCATTCGGCGTAATGCCGGCGCCTGCTATCGAGGCACCATTGTTGCCATCGTTCCACGACATCTTTGGTGTAACCGTGCCAGCAGCCGACCCGGCTGTCGTGATCGACAGATACCCGGATAGCCTGAAAAGACCGGAGTGCCGTACCACGTACGGTGTGATTGCCTGGGCTGTAATTGCGGCATTCTGTCCAGGCAGGTTCAGACCGGCCCACCGGCCGGGGAGAGCCGGCACCAGCAGATTAGGAAGGGACGGATAGGTCGCGCCGTTTGCCTCTAATACGGAATGCAGAACGTTCGCTCCGACCGGGCCACCAATATTCCCCGGTGTGCCGATGTTGGCCCATCCGGAGGTATTGTCGACCGCTTGCAGCCAGCAGCCAGCCGGCCAGAAGTCCCGGAACGAGTAGTCAAAGGTGATACCGCCGCTGCTCGCGCCGAAGATATGCAGATTGATGAATCCGACAGAATCGGCGGCACGCAAATAAAGGCCATAGTTCGCTACAGATGGGTCCATAACGATGGTCGTCTGAACGAATGTGTTGTAGTCCGAATCAGAGTTCGATGCGCCATCCATGACGATCCCGTATACGCCGGAAACTGCCGGGTTCTGGACGGTGATGTTGCGCCAGTAATTCTGGATTGAATCGGTCAGGGTCGCGCCCGCGAAAGTTGCATAGCTGGCCGACCAGATTTGCGCAGTAGTGCAATTCGTGATGCTCAGATTTTTGCAATCACCGGCTGAGGCAGAATATTGAATGATCCCGATGGTTGCTGTGGTATTGCCATCGAGATAAAGATTCTTCAGCCCCCAGCCCGCCAATGGACCATTGATCTGGAACATGGGCACAGCACTGGCGCCCGACCATTTGATCTTTACCGTTGGGTTGACCGCATATCCGGTTGCATGGAGTGTAGTGAGGCCCGGCAGGCCATCGCCCACCAGGGCGATTCCATTGATCGTTGACGATGCGGCAGAGTTTCCGTTACCCAGATTGATCGATGACGATATGAGATAGGTTCCAGCGGTAAATCGGATGGTCCCGCCGCTGGATGGCAATGAATTGATTGCAGCCTGAATCGATGCGGTGTCATCGTGAGTACCATCGCCATAAGCGCCGAACTGTTTAACCGACAGGACGCCGTGCGGCACCAGATACCACCGGCCGCCATCTGCGGCAACGATGATAGAACCGCCATTGTCAGAGCTTGTGGTGTCGCTCGGGTTATACCGGTATGCACCGCCCCCACCATCGCCAGCCGCGTAATAGCCTGTTGCGAAGACGCGCGTGTAGATGATCTTCGATAGCGTGCGAAGCGCTGCAATGGTATCGACGTTGCGGTAGAGAACACCGCCCCATGCAAGCTGCCCATCGCCGACGACGTTCGCACCGAGTTGCGCCGCACCGACTGCACCATTGGAGATCTGGCTTGAGCCGACTGAACCGGCCGGCAATGGGAGAGGGGCATAGCTGCCGGCAGGCTGAATGCCGAGCGCCGCAAGCGTCTGAAACGATGGATCTGCGCTCGCTCCATTCGAGGCGAACAGCGTGCCCGCAACACTCGGTGTTGCATATGTCCCGCCACCGAGCACCACCGCATGAGCAGGCGAGCCAGAACCCGGCGAAATACCCAGAAAATTGAGCATCTGCACGAGCTTCTGAAGGTCGGATATCCCGTACATCAGATGCGCTCCCGTTGTCCGCTGCCCTGCTCATGCTTCGGCCAGAACACTTCGTTGGCGGTCAGGTCATGCAGGAAGCGCGGCTTCTCGATCGGCTTCTCTGAGTCCGGATTGCGCCAGATAAGCGACATGTAACGGAAGGCGTCGGCCGCGTGCGAGGTCCAGTCGTGCTCCGGCTTGTCGCTGAACATCTTCGCGTCCTCATCCCACTCGCGCCGGTAGTTCTTCAGCGACTCGATCCCGAACTCGCAGCGCTCCGCGTCGAAATAGACATGTTTCAGCGTGGCGCGCGCGGCCTGAATGCCGTCCTGCACTGACAGGCTCGGCACGATGTACGCCTTCACGTTGAAATCGTTCAGTTGCTCGATGGCCGAGCGCGGCGACGCGAAACTCTTCGGCCTGGCGTCATGCGGGAGCCAGTGCTTGCCGTAGTGATAGGCGATATGGTGAGCATGTTCGGGAATCGGCTCGCCCAGCTTCCACTTCACCGGCTTGCCGTTCTCGCCATACTCCGACACGTCGATCTTGCGGCCATGGATGACCTCGGCGTAGTGCTTCGGGTCTTTGCCGTTGGCCTTGTAGTGGTCGATCACGCGGATCTCGCCCCAATGCGTCTGAAAGAACCAGATACTCGTGTCGTCGGTGCGCCCCAGATCCCACGCGGTATAGACGGGGAGCGCCGGGTCGTGCGGAACGTGCGTAATGCGCCCTTCACGCTCGGCCGCGGCCAGTTCAGCGCCATAGTAGGCACCGAGGATCGCGGCTTCGAAGCTGCATAGCAGCTCCTGCTCGAACATCGCGTTACCCTGGTCCTCGCCGAACATGCTTATGTACTCGGCGCGCTGTTCCTCAAGCTCATCGCGTGAGAAGCGGCCGGTCTTCAGCACATTCGAGACCTCGGCGAACCATTTCGGATTTTTCAGCGCCATCTGAAACATGGCGTGTGCGTGATTCTTGCCGCGCGGCGTGGTGATGAAGATGGCCCAGCCGCCATTCTCGTCAAGGATCGGCTTCAGATAGGCCCATGCGGCCGGATTGCAGAGCGCCCACTCGGAGAGCACGAGACCGGCAGGCGGCGAGCCAACAAGCGAGTTGAAGTTATCGCTGCCGAGCACTTGCCATGTCGAGCCGGTGCGGAACTCGATGAACATGTCGTTCTCGCGCGTGCGCTTGCGCAGCTCATGCGGGAAGGCTTCATCGATTCGGCGTTTGCCAGTGTGCGGATTGATGGCGTCCCAGATGGCCTTGCGTGCCTGCGAAGCCTGCGGCAGCATATGACAGTAGCTGGCGATGCGATCGTGGGCAGCAAGGCACGTCCAGTGCAGCGCAACTTCGTCTTTTCCCCAGCGGCGATGTGCGATGTCGATCGCGCGCGTCCCACCGTTGATGAGGTAGTTCCAAAGACGGCCCTGGTAGATGCGCGGCGTCCAGTTGTGCGGGATCTCGATCTCACCGGGTTGCATGATCAGCGATGGTGCCGATTACGGCCGAGACGTTCCTCAAGCCATGCCCATGACCAGTAAGCCGCGCTGGAGGTCGTGCCGCGCCCCATTGACAGATGCTCGCGGCCGATGCGTCGATAGCTGCACCAGTATTGGCCTTGGGAGAAGTAGATATGCGGCCTCATTCGCCGTCTCTCCGGATGTCCGTGCTTTCCGGCAGTTCCTCAACCGGCGCCATGCGCAGACGCACGACCTGAAGCGGGCCGCCATTCGGGCCGGTCACTTCCTCGGTCACGTGATCGCCATAGACCTTGCGATTGCGCACCTTAAGCGTCCACTTGCGCGCGTCGATCCTGTTGCGGGCCTTGGGCGCGTCCGTCTCGGTGTCCGCGATGTACTGGATATCGTCGAGAATCGATTGCTCGCCGACGAGATAAGCGGCGTCGTACTGCGCCATGAGTTCGGGCGTGCGCCGGCACCATTGTCGGAATGTGTACCGGCATGGCATGCCCTTCATCTCGCAGATTTCACGCACGCTCTTGCCGTCCGCGATCAGGTCGCAGATCTTGTCAAAGAGCGCTGGCGTGAAGGTGGATGCGACCATCAGAGCATCCGGTAGAGCGCTTCGAGCTTCGTCACCAGCTCGCCTTCGCTGACGGCCATGCCGTTGCTGATGCGGTGCAGGATGTCGCCGACGTGCGTCTTGAGGGCGCTGGTATCGGCGACAGCGGCGACCGGTGCAGACTCGACGTGATCCTTGGCCAGCGTGTAGATGGCTTCGAGGTGCGTCGCGATGCGCGTCGGCAGAAGTGCGCGCTCAGCGGAACTTGCGACGGTGGGCGATGTGGTACTTGCGCCAGCGGCACTCGATGCAGAGGCCGGATCGGCTGTAGGTGCGACCACAGCCGAGGCAACGTTTGGGACATCACCAGCCGCATCGGTAGCAGCGCCATCGGGCGACGTGGGTGCATCGCCCGGCGACTTCTTTCCCTCCGCTGCCGCGATCTCCTCAGCAGCCGTCGATTCCGCAGCCGGCGAGGTAGGTTGTGTCGAAGAAGAGTCGCTCGACTGCGGCTCTGTGGCAGCGCCAGCAGGTGCAGGCTCCCCCACCGCGGCACCGCCAGCCCCCTCAGCAGTAGCAG